GAATGTTTGAGTGGCTGTATAAATGTAAAAACTTGTATTCTCTATATTCAAATAATCTTCAATTTCTATATAGTCATTCAGATACAAAGAACCAGTAATATCAGAAGGATCATATGTTAATGAAATTAAAGTACCTTCTTTTATAATAAATGTATATGGGTATACTTGTGTTGAGAGCAATGTAATATCATCAGTATTAACAAAAACATCATCACCAAAAGTTAATTTTGAATATTTTGGTATAGTGATAGTGTCCGTGTTTTGTACCGGAATACCATTACCATCAACTAATGTTAATGAAAGTGTACCTAATGCAGATACTTTTCTTCGTGGTCTATAACCAATAGAATTTACGATAGCATTAACAGATGTTTCTAATTTTGCAGTAGGTAAGAAATTTTCTTGACTTCTACGCTCAAGCATGTACATCATCTGATCAGTGATAGCAGCTACAACTTGAATCAACACTTGACCCGTTGAACTCATATAAGCATCTTTCCACTCATCTTTCGCTGATACCAATCTGGTAACTTCTTGCACCAATTCATCATATGAATATTTTGTGTAGTCAAAATTAGCCATTACATGTATCTCCAACTGAATCCACCAGTGGTATTACGTAGTCCTCTACATACCTGTGATATATTACTATCACTTATATTTAATTCTTTTGCTGCTTCACACATAGAAAACCAACAAGCTATTTCTTTATTTGTTATTTTATCAATTTGAATTACTTTCTTAGACAGAATATTAGATAACCCCGAAAACTTACCAAGATGTGCTTCTGATAATTTCTTCCGATATTCCTTAGAAAATATCTTACCATAAAAATGATTAAGTTTGCCCGTTCGTGATTCAGACATTTTTCGTTTTGATTCTTCTGAATGTTTTTTTTCATACATATGATTTAATTTTCCTAACATATTCCTTGACATTTTCTTTTTAGTTTCGACAGACATAATAAAACTACCTCCACCTGATGTACAATTATATCCATTACCTTTAAACGTATCATAGAATGAGATATAGAATTCCTCTAAATCATTGAGTTCATCAATGTTGTTAGCAGATTCGTCTATGACTTCGAATTGAAAGTTATCAATACCGTATTTTCTCATAGCGCAGTGAATAGCACATGTAGACTCAGCGGTAGTTTCTGTTTTATGTCTATTCCATCTAATTACTGGTTTCTTTTCAGTAGTCAAACCAACATACTTCTTAAAATTCGTTAAATTTGTTATCAAATATATATACATATCAATCCTATATTTATTGTTTTATTTTTCCGATAAAATTATCAACTTCACCAGTTTCATTAATTGAATACTCTACGGTAAGCGTCAAAATATTATCATCTTCTAATTCTTCAACACGCACATCATATATTGAAATTCTGTCTTCCCAACGTTCTAATGCGAGTTCTACTTCAGCTATAATTAATTCCTTTGTTGAGAAATCTAATGGTTCAAATACGTACTCTTTTAAATTACTACCAAATTCAGGCAGCATTATACGTTCGCCGGGTGTTGTTGATAAAATAGTTTTAATAGATTGATTAATACAATTATTATTTTTGACTATTACAACATTACCTGCTGTATTTTTTTTAAGACCAAAATCAAGATCACTATAAACTTCGGTTAGTTCTATTTTGAATTTATTAAGGCCGCTATTCGGATCAACAGGCATCAACATATCTCCAAATGAATCCACCAGCAGTTTTACGTTGATTTTTGCACACCTTAGATATACCTGATGTTAGATTTTTTCCTATAAATATTGCAGCACATCTTGTTGAAAACCAACAAGCTATTTCCATACCAGTATTTTTATCAATCTGAATTATCTTTTTTGAAGATCCTGATTGAAATCCAGTTTTACCTAAATTGGCTTCCCATATTTTCCTCTTAGAATCTTCAGATAAAATTATATTTTTACGAGATTCCACCATTCGTTGTCTAGTTTCTTTAGAATGTTTTCTTCCTATTTGTGATTCTGATAATTTTTGTCTGTGTTCATCTGTCAATTTTTTACCTAAATGCACTTGTTTCAGTTTTTCTTTGGTTTCTTCAGACATAACAAAACTGTCTCCACCAGATGTAAGATTATACCCATGACCTTTAAACGTATCATAAAATGAAATATAGAATTCCTCTAAATCATTGAGTTCATCAATGTTATTAGTAGATTCATCTATCACTTCAAACTGAAAATTAGTAGAACCATATTTTCTCATAGAACGATGTATATAATAAACACAATCATTATTAGCATTATATTTGTGTTCATACCATCTTACATCTGGATCACGAATAGTTTGACCAACATATTTCTTATCATTAACTAAATTTGTTATGCAATATATATACATAATCTTATTTATCAATTTAAACTTACATTACATATCATTAGGTGGATGTGTTGAATGAGCATTATAAGTGTCCCTCATATCCTGCATAGAACCTGTACTGTCAGAAATAACAGCACCACTAGATACATTACCACCAGCACTCATAGCAGAATCAGAACTAATATCACCAGTAGAACTAACAGTTCCATTTACTTGTACATTACCATTAATAGTAGCAAGTGGTGTTGTCAGTGTGGTATTTCCTGTTACATTTATTGTACAAGTAGCACCCACAGTAATATCATAACTACCAATAATATCAACTTTACCATTGCTACCAACTTTTACACCATGACTACCACCGACTGTAGTATTTTGATCACCTTTTACTTCAATATTATCATCACCTATAATTACAGTAGTTTTCGTAGCAGCTACGTGTTCTACGGTATTACCAGAATTATCAACTTCTGTTCTTGTTCCACTAGGATGATAAACATGAAATCTTACATTATTAGGAGTATCATCTATTTCTATAATGATCCCCGTTTCACTTCTAAACACTTTGTTCTTTGGATAAGTTGCAGCATATGCACTGACAGGTTCACTCCATGTTCCACCAAACGCATCAGAAACGTTTTGTGAACGTGCTGCATTAATCGCAACTACAGTTCCATCATCCTTCCTTGATAACGTAGGAATGTCTGGTACATCATTTTGTATTGCAGGAGCAGAAGCAAAATATACAGGATAACGGAAGTCACCATTCTCAAAGAAACAAAATACATGACTGTTAACGATAGGTACTGCGGCACTTCCTACATTTGCCGATCCACCAAATGTTGAATCAGCAGGAATAGCCCAAGGAAGAACATCGTCATCAACATGCTCAAACATAGGATAAACCTTAATGCGAATGCGACCACTTTCTGTAGGATCACTGACATCAATCACCACTCCCCTATAAAAACCATCAAATCTATCAGTAGATTTTTCTCTGTCAACTAATTGGTTGTACACTACGAACTACTCATCGTGAATTTTCTTTTGTGAAGTGATTAGTAGACTCACAAATATCTCCATTTGAATCCACCTGCTGATTTTAATTTGCCCTTACAACACATTGATACTTTTGGTTGGGGTATTCCTAATTCTCTTTTTATTTCACTCATAGAAAACCAACACATGATTTCTTCACTGGTGATCTTATCTATCTGAATTACCTTTTTAGAGTTATGGTTTAATATTCCAAGTTTGTCATACATGGGATGTTTTTTACCTTTTTTTGCTTCTGACATTTTTTGTCTGGTTTTAACAGAAGGAGTTTTACCTTTAGCAGATTCTGACATTTTCTTTTTAGTTTCTTCTGAAAGAGTTCTACCCTTCAATGTTGTTGATATTTTATTTTTGGATTCATCAGAATGAGTTTTACCAGTATTTAATACAGATAACTTTTGTCTGGTTTCATCAGATACTTCATATCCTCCACCACCAGAAGTACAATTATATCCATCACCTTTATACGTATCATAGAATGAGATATAGAATTCTTCTAAATCATTGAGTTCATCAAGATCAGAAGCTGATTCATCAATGACTTCGAAATGGAACTGCGAAATACCATACTTTCTCATTGCCATATGAATTGTATATTTTGGATTTTTGGAAGAATAAATATGACTTTTCCAACGTTTTTTGTAATCACGCACAGTTTGTCCAATATACTTCTTATTATTAACTGAATTTGTGATGAGATAAATATACATAATAGTATTTATCATATACTTTTATGAAGTATTTACAAATCATCGAATAATGTTGCTATTGATACTTGTTGTTGGTTTCCTTTTGAATCTTTGAAATCAATATATTTAGGAAATCCTTTTATACTCTTTTCAAATTTGCGCTGTGCTTTAATACTTGCTTTTTTGATTCTCTTTAATGCATCTTTTTTAATTTCATCTTTAGACTTACGAGTAATAAAATCTAAAAATTGTTTAAAGAGTGAACGTCTTTTTGCTTTTGGTTTTAAGTCTTCATAAGCATCCAGTGCTGTTAATAATCTGGAAGTTGCTTTTAAACTTCTGATAATATTGTATTGATTTTTAGCTAATGCTGCTGTACCAACTGCTGCTGTACCACTTAACACTGAAGCTATAGGGACAGCAGCAGATGATACCGCTAATGATCCTAAAGCAGCAGTTAATGCACCTGTTGCAGCAAGTTCCAAACCATGACCAACACCACGTCCAATAAGACGTAATTTTTCATATCCATCACGACCTCTATTAACTTCAGAACCATCAATGATAGGATTGTTTCTTACAATACCAGCTAACTTACGTTTAATTTCACGTACATCATTTTGATTAAGATTATCACCATGTTTATTAATTAGGATACCAAGATCGTTTTCTTTAAACGCACGATTCAGTAATGCCAATTCATCATAAGCATCTTCCATTTCATCAACATTATCTTCTGCTGCCCGAAGGTTCATACGTTCCATTAATACACTCAATTTCATACCATTATTTACCTATTTGTTTTCCTTTCTTGGTTTTAACTAATCCTTTAAGTTCAGTACCATTAATACCAGCACGAATAAGTGTAAGATTTGATTGAAATGACTTATTATCAAAATCAATATTATGTAAAACTTTGCCAACCATCCAACGACCAGAATACTTTTCATTCACTACTGTCTTAGAATACTCTGATGATGGTATAATTATATCAATGATGTCTGCAACATGAATGCCAATATCGCCTTGTGTATTAACAGTTATCTTCTGGATAGAATTAGCAGCATTAGTAATTCTGGATTCAGCAACAGTAGGAGTGTTAGTGTCTCTACCACCATCGAACACTTTCTTTGCAGTATTATGTTCTTCTGCTATAAACGACCAATCAGACAATTGACGTGAATTGGTATCACTGATAGTTTTAGTACCAGTAACATATTCTTTCTTATCATAATCAAAATAAGTGTAGCTTAGACCACCAGCACCTTGTATCATCATAGGTGCATAATCTTGTTTAATGTTAAACGTACTAATAACCAAACCCACACTTTCATCATCAGGAGTAGCAAGAATTACAGACTTGACTGGTTTCTTGTTGTACAAAGAATCTAATGAAGTAAAAATTAATCTATCATCTAATGTTAATCCAAAATCATATCCACCAATTCTAGCAATGTTTTTTGATTGCTTTGATAACCATTTAATGAATTTTAGGTTACTCCAATTAGGCTGAATGATATCGTACAAACCATCGGTGTCTTCTATATCAGTAATACCAAAACCATTTTCTGTTGCTATTTCTTTAACAACATCACTATATCTTTTGTCTTTCCATGAACGTGATGTAGTGTCTCTTAGAAATTTGTCCCACTTACTATTCATAAAAGTTAAATCTAATGCAATACTGTCAGCTTTACCATTGGTCATATTCCCCATGTTGTTAACCGAGATAGAAAAAGAACTTTTTGAATTTTCGTTTCTGTCTTTTCCTATATACAAATCATAATCAGCATCAGGTGAAATATAAGTATGATTAATCAAATCACCAAAGGCATCTTGCATACGTAATACTAAGAATGGAGAACCAGTAGATAATGTTTCGGTTATACCAATACTACTAACTTGTAAACCAGACGCAGCAGTGTCATGATCAGATTCTAACTTCATATAAAAGTTATCTTTCCATTCTTCTTCAAATACTACTGTTTTTTTGCTTTCAGCCATTATGTTAATGTTCTTGAATCAAATACTTCTTCAATTTCATCTATGATTGAATTAGTATTATAGAAACCATAATAATCACCAACAGCAGGGATTCTTAATACTCTACCCATATATAATTCGGTTATAGGATCAATGACATCATTAACTTGTGCTATTAACCACCACAAATCAACAGTATCATAATGAATATATGATATTAGATCAATTCTACCTATGGTGAATTGTGGAACAATAAAAGTAGTATAAGTATCAAAAACTAAATCAGTGATTCTTGTGTCCAAGTAATCCGTTTCTTTGTTATTATTGATCAATACTTTTTTATACATATCTTTTTTATCAGTGAGCATATTATGATGTTCCTTTTTTTACGCGGCTTTTGAACATAGTTATGATTTCATTTTTAGTGAATGGGTCTTGTGGCGTAATTGTTACTGATACAGTTGCTTCCATTGGAAGAAAATCACTATCAAGTATATTACTGTAGGATACAGACGCACTTGCTAAAAACGCATTGCGTAATGTAAATATATCACCAAATTTTACTTTACACACTGCTGGTGTTTTCAAATAGTTAATTAGTTTATCACTGTCTACTGTTTTAGATTTTTTAACATTAGCTAAAATATTACCATATACTTCACCACCACCTTCTAATAACTCGATAGCAGTTTTTACACTTTGTTCTAAATTCTTTTCTTCGGGAGAAGCAATTAACATAAGTTTAATACATGGTATAACCACTTCTTCAAGTGCTGAATAATATGCTTCGAATTTTAAATCTAAACTTATATCAGGTTGATCAACACCCATGAATAATCGTTTGGTTACGATACCAATCTTACTTGATGCACCCGTAGTTAACGCTAAAACTTTTGCAGCAGTACCCTCACTGGCATATCCTGCAAAGGGTGAACCAATTTCACTACCCACACCAATTGTCATAGTTTCAGGCATATTTGCTCTGACTGTTAAACCGTGAACAGGATCAACAATGTGTATAAGTTGTCTTTCGTCTACTTCGTCTAAATGTATATGTTTTGCCATTGTTATCCACCATAACTCGCTAATGCTGTACCTAAATCATCTACTGCGGGTAATGATTTAACTATTTGTTGTGTATTATTTACCACAGTATTAGAAACCGCTTGTGCTTGTTGTTTCATATATGTTGCTGCTTCACTAATTTTTTGTTCTATTACTTGTGAAGTTATCTGTGTTTTGTCAACTGCTTGTACTGGTTTAATTTCATAATCACCGGATTTAACTTTATCCAATAATCCTAAAACCTCAGTAGAACCTTTTTGGAGTTCACCAGATTTAACACGTGCTGCCACGTTTTGATATCCAGCAGTTTCAGCATCTAATGATGCTTTCTTTTGATTACTTGCGATAGCAGCAGACGCTTCGCCACCCGTAATTTTTTGAATAAGTCCACCAATCAAAGGTAAACTTTCTAAACCCGCAACAATCTTCACCATTAGTCCACCAATCATACTGATAATACCAGTACCAAAAGTATCATCAAACCATTTCAGTAATGGATTTAATAAATACGTACCAATCAATCCACCACCAGTTAATGCAAGTCCTAACATACCAAACATTTTTGTACCAA